TCAATTTCAGCTGAGTTCATTAGGCTGCTGCCTCCGTACCGTAGTATTCGTGCAGGCGGTGCATTACCAGCTGCATGTCATTGTCGATATAAGTTTCAGCAGTACTCCACAAACCCATAGGAGAGCGTATGCGTTCGCCTACGGTTTCTTTAGTGAGTTTGGTTTGGAACACGTACTTGAACCCAAGAGCCTCGTCCTCTGGCGTTACTGACAGCAGATCATTCTCGTAGCCTTCTAAGGCTTTGATCGTCATCTTTTTCGCTGACACTACTGCTGAGAAGTAAGACTCAATGCCGTTGTTCTTAAGTGAACCTTTAACCGGCACTTTGGTTTCCATAACCATGTCAGCTTCATTCAACTGATCTAGAGCGTGAGCTGTGAAAATCACATTCTTTGTAGAACGAGCTACATAGACCTGCATCAGATTCTTGAAGAACTGGGCATACTCGCCCCAAGCTTTCATGGTGTTGGTTGAGTTGATTACGTGTACAGATTCGAACATGTCCATTAGGAACGTTACAGAATCAACTACGATGCCTTCAATATTGTCTTGGGTTTCAGCCCAGTCAAATGCTTCGTACACCTGCAGCGGATCTGTAATCGTAAACTCCTTGAACTTTGAACGGAAAGGTAGACGTTTGCCTGCCTCGCAATTCAAATACGCCCAATTCTCCGGGCGCTCAAGATTCATGATGGACGCTGATTTACCTGTAGTAGATTTGCCTGATACTAAGATCAGGTGGTCATTTACGTCTGTTTGCATAAGCTATTCCTTGGTTGTTCACAGAGGGAGCGGAGCCCCCTAGAGCTATGCTGCTTGTGCAGTGTCTACACGATTAGAAATGGCTTTACTAAGAGAGACCATAATCGTAGCCATGATCTCTTCCTCATCTAGCTTGTCAGGCATCTTGGCGTTCAGGCTTGCTACCTTTTGGCGACAGTCTTCGTAATCGAAGCCAGCGTCTACAAGGATCATGCCGAAGCGAAGCAGCATGTTGTTGCGATTGCCGTCACCTGAATTGTTGAGTATCCAACGCTCCAAGTTATCGAGTCCTGCAACATCAAGGTTTCGCTTCTTGAACTCTTCGTTCTTGCTAGTCTTCGGAATGAAGGGCAATACGTCGAGCAGCTCACCGTCTTGATAGATGTAATCTGGGCTAGAAGTAGAAAGCCACTTGCGTGCACGTTGTCCAGTAGCCTCGTCAACTTCGAACGGTAACCACGTAAAGAGGTTAGTCATGAAGTCTTTGTACTCTTTACGATCCAACTTCAGTTTGTAGTTGGTTGGTAAGACAATTCGATACCGATCACACACAACACCATTCTTTTCAACTTGATGGCTCTTAGTTGTGTAGAACAGCGCTTTGTAGTCCTGAAGGAGGTTCTGCGCTGTTGAGAGTGGTACACCGTTGTCTATGTCGAGTACAACGAGGTTGAAGCCAGGTATAGCTTCGTCTTCGCACCTGTGACCAGCATTGAAATGATGGTTGGCCCAGTGAATATTCTCGGCGTTTGTCATCTTGTGGAGCTCACTCCACTTAGCTGTGTCGCCTAGATAGTTCCGTGCAATGTCAGTGCTATAACTGACTAGCAATTCACCCAGGTCAGTTTCCTCTAGGGTTTCACCCCGCAAGAATTCCACACCATCGTTGAATTGCTTTTTGACTACGATGTTATTTTGATAGCCCCATGCAATTGCTAGAGACATCATGTCCTGTTTCTGACTATTGGTTCCCTTATAGAAAGGTAAGTCTTCGACTAGGTCAGCCTGCGTTACTGGACGTGCAATGGCTGCAATGTACTTAGCTAATTTAACGTAGGGTCGGTCGCGTGTAAGCACCTCGTCAAAAGCTCTACCAGACTCCTCAGCTAGCTTGATAGCGTAGTAAGCATGATCCTCGGTCACTGTGGGCGAACCATCAATGAACGCGTAGGAGCCTGCTAGCTTCATGGCTTTGAAGTGTCGATGACAAAGCTCAGCACGACGTAACTCTTCGTGCTCAGGGTACTCTTCTGCTTTTGCTTCACACGCTAATTGATACTCGATGAACAGCAGCGCAATGGGATCTTCTATTTGGATCTCTTTGTTGGCATGAACCATGTCGGCCATGTCACCCATGTGATCTGAAAGATCTTCAATGAACTGATCAGTTCCTCCGGCAGTCTGTTGCTGGAACATTTCCTGCGGAGTCATACCAACCTTGCGTTTGTGACTGCGGTGATAGCCAAAGAAACAACGTCTGGCTAAACCAGTTTCTAACAAGTCGTAGAAGTCCTCTTCGATCTTACCGCCGTTTAAGAGGGCTGTTGGCACGCCGAAACACATCAAGTTCGCTGGTGTCTTACCAACGATCTCTTCTGCCCTAGCGTTGTCAGTCGTATTCTTAACAAGCTTCTGCTTGATCTTACCTACGTCAAACAACTCTAAGTAAGCATCAAATGCTTCCCGAGTGGATGCTAGATTGTTGCCAATCTCGTCAATCATCAGGTTCAGTGAACCTGCTTCGGCCATAAGTAATTTATGGCGTGCCTGTTTGATTGCTGGAACCGTTGCTGAATCGAAGCTAAAGAGTAATGGGCCAGAGTTATCAAACTCTCGCGCTGCTCTTTGCTCCTCGTCGTCTGGGTCAGTACCCCAGCGAATAGCACGGCGCTGTGCAATCTTTGGAATGTTGCGCTTGGCTAACAGAGGAAAA